CGGAACAAACGATTAATCAGTATAGAAAGAAAATAATTAAGAGGGTAGCACTAAGTGTTACCCTTTTTTATGCTCATCACTATAATTGTTTCATAAATTGTTAAATTATAAACATAAAGACGAGATAATGCTTACATACTACTCATCAGGAAGCAACGTATTGACACTAAGAGTACAACCTACTGGTAGTTCAAACCTTACTTTACATTTGCAGGATATGATAACTTTGGTGAATACATCAGCATCGTTATCAAATTATTCTTATGATGCTTACGAAAGTAAACTATCATTCACAGCATCACAAGTACCTACATTAGTATCAGCAAGTGTTGCTACTGAATATAGAGCATCCATTACTGATACTACGTGCTCAATATGGCATGGTAGTATAAATGTATTTACATCTCAATCATTGGATAAAACAAACTACGTTAATCAAATACCATTAGAAGATGTGTATATTAGTAACGTGACAGATAATGAATATATAATTCTAGACTAATATGAAATTAAATCAAAACTTTAGTGTAGTTAATCTTACACAACAAGACATCCCAGTTATAACCGAAGATACAAAGACAAGATACCAATGGGTGCCGGTAGGCGTTATTGGACCTGATGATTTCTTCCAAAACATAATAGATGCATATAATAATTCAACAACCAATGCAGCTTGTATTGAAGGTATTGCTGATTTAGTATATGGTAAAGGATTATACACTAAGAACAAAGGATTTGAAGAAACTTTAGGTAAGTTAATACCGCAAGAAGAAATTAAAAGAGTAGCTTTTGATTTGAAACTAACTGGTAATGCTTGTTTCCAAATTTATTGGAACGATGACCATACTAAGATAATCAAAATGTATCATGCTCCAGTACAAAACTTTAGAGCTGAGAAGCTATACGATAGCCCAAAGATTGAAAATTACTTCTATTGTATTGATTGGAGTGACCATAAAGCACAAAGAAATAAGAAAAAGATTCCAGCATTTGGTACATCTACTGAAAAGATGGAAGTACTTTGGATAAAGAATTATTCACCTGGCAAATACTATTATGCATTGCCTGATTGGATTCCTGCTTTACAATTTTCATTTGCTGAAGCTGAATTATCTAACTTACATCTTAACAATATTGAGAATGGTTTCTTACCATTAGTGATGGTTAATATGAATAATGGTATTCCAGCTCCTGAAGAAAGAGATACTATTGAGGATTTGATTGAGCAGAAGTTTACAGGTACTAGAAATGCTGGTAGATTTATGATTTCATTTAACGATGACCCAGAAAGAAAACCAACAATTGATGTTATTGCTACTGATAATCTACATGACAAATACAAATACGTTGCAGATTACGCACAGGATAGAATCTTAGTTGGACATAGAGTAACATCTCCACTTCTATTTGGTATCAGAACTGTATCTAATGGATTTAGTTCTCAATCAGAGGAAATGAAAACAGCTTATTCTATTTTACAAACGATGACGATTAATCCATTCCAAAACCTAATTATAAACTTCTTATCAGAGGCTTTAAGTGTAGGTGGATATGAAGATACTGAATTATATTTTGAGCAATTAACTCCATTAGTAATTCTATCTGAAACTGCGGAAGAAACAGGACAAACTGTTGACCAAGTGCAGGAAGATATTAACGAACAATCTGAAAACCCCGCTGAAATAGAAGATAATCCATCATCAGTAGATGAGAATATCCAAACGGAAACTCTAATGGATTATTCAAAATCTAATCCTAATTTTTCTAAGAACTTTGAAACATATAAAAAATAATTGATATGGCATACGCTTTATTTATAACAAGAAACGATATAATCAAAAACACTCCACTTCAAGGTTCTATTGATGCGGATAGATTATTAAACTTTGTAAGAACCGCACAGGACAAATACATTCTAAATTTATTAGGAACGGTATTGTTTGATAAACTTCAATTGGTTATTGCAAATGGAACTTTTAGTACATTAGGACCTGCTTATCAGGACTTAATGAAAGAACATATCAAGCCTACTCTAATATGGTACGCGTGTGTTGAATACATCCCATTCAGTAGTGTACAATTCAAAAGTGAAGGTGCAGTAAGACATGAGACAGAAACAGCAAAGGCGGTAACTAAAAACGATGTAGATTACCTTTTACAAAAAGCTATGAATAATGCTGATTACTACGCGACAAGAATGCAGAACTATTTGATTTCATATTCGAATCAGATACCTGAATATTTAGAATCAGTAGGCAATCAAACACAAATCTTTCCTGATATGGGCAATGCTTATTTCGGAGGAATAAATCTATAATAACTTATGGGTAACGTAGTAAATAATATTAGTACAAATTATGTACTCTATTACAATATAGTAAATTACTTCAAAACAATAATGAAGAACCATCCCTCTATTCAAAGAGTAAGTTATGGTGATGATTTTGGTTTAGATGATGATGAATTTCCTCAATATCCATTGGGTAACATTCTAATTACAACTGCTCGTTTTGGTGAGAAAGTAATTAAATTTCAAGTTCAATTAACTATTGCTGATAAAGCTAAAGATAAGAACAATGAAAGTATTGGAGTATATAATCAACAAGAAGTTCCTTTCTATGGTACTAATGATGTAGTTGATATACATGCCAATACACTATCTATATTAAACGATTTATTATCTTATACTGAAAAAGGTGTGAAAGCATTTGATTTCACGTCAGAACCTAACGCAGTAGCATTTAAAAACGAAATGCCAAATGGTTTGGCTGGATGGGTTTGTTCTTTTGAATTAGAAGCATTCAATCAATCAAACTATTGTGATACAGGTGTTGTTTTAATTGGAAACGCTTTAGAAATTAAAGGAGTACAAACTGATTGTTAATGAAAACATTAGAAGATGTTGCCAAAACCTACCAATCCCTAGCTAATTTATATATGATAAGTGGGAATTGGAAACCTGCTTATAAGACTGGTAATCTATATAAGACGGTACAATCGTTCAACACACCTTCTAATATGATTACACAGCAACAGGCTTCGAGTGTAACAAGTTTAAATCTACCTCAAATATCTTTTAATATATCCTTACAATTTGCACCTCCGGGAGCAGAGTATGGTAGATGGGTAGAATGGGGTAATGGTACAGGCGTTGGTGCTGGTAATCCAAGACCATTTGCTGAAGAATCATCAAAAGACCCCCTTTTAAAGAAAACAATAGATGCGTATATTGGTGGATATGTGGAAAAAGATTTCATACCTGTAATAGAAATAGGTTTAAAAAGAGCATTCCGTAGTTTAGCTTCAGAGAGAGCAAGCCGATAACCATCAAATACTTTTCTCTTTGAAAAGGTTAAAATATAAAAAGATTATAGATGGCCCTTAGTATAACTCAACTTCCAGCATCGTGTTCATTAGCACAATCACCAACTATATTCACTCTTTCGGAGAGTGGGTTGGTATATACATCTGCTTCTTTCCAATATTATTTAGAACTTTATTATTGGAATGGAACACCATCAAATTCAGGTTCGGTAGAAAATTACACATTAGTAAAGTATCCAAACGCAAGTAACGTTGGTATCTTTGATGTGAGCCGTATTCTAAATTCAACACTTACAGACTCTGCAGCTGCAAATAGTTCAAATGTAAAGTATTTTAAAACTGATGGATATTTTAGATACCAATCAGGTTCACTATTTGTAACATCATCGCATGTTCAAAGTGGTGTTTATAAAGCATTAGATGGATACGCATTATTTGATGAACCAATTGGACAACAAATTACATCTAAATCTATACATTGGCCTTTAATGACCGATGGACCTGTTTCTCAATCAGTATTAGCAGATGATTATGGAACTTCAGGTGTTTATGTAGGTACAACAGGTGGTAGTGTTCCAACAAAATTAGTTTATTCAGGTTCTGTAAATAATGGTACATTCACCCTAAGTGGAAGTGTATCATCATCACAACAAATTCAGCAATACCCTAATTCTCCACAGGAGAGTGGATTCCCGATAAGCACATTATCAGATAGGTATTCTATCCAAGCGTTCTCAGGAAGTATCGCATTGGGTACTCCTATCAACTTTGAAGTGGTATGTAAACAAAAGTATCCTAACGTTAGAATTAAATGGAAGAATAGATACGGACAATTTGATTGGTTTGATTTTTATATGGTAAACAAGCAATCATTCTCTACAACTGTAAGAGGATATCAACCACAATTAGGAACATGGACGGGTGCAACATTAGGATATAACCAATACGATAGTTCAAACTTAAATTATATAGTAGATTCTAAGCAATCAATTTCAGTTAATACTGATTGGGTTGATGAAGACTACAACGAAATATTCAAACAATTGTTAGTTTCTGAAGAAATATATTGGGTTAAATCACAAACTGATTTATTACCATTAACAATTGCTACCGATTCAATAACATTTAAAACAGGTGTTGTTGATAAAGTTATTCAATATGGATTTGATTTTGATTTTGGACAAGGTTATAAACTTATATTATAATGGGAATTTTAAGTACACAAGGAATACAATTTCAATTAGTTGCAGAAGGACAGATTTTAGATTTATTTAAAGATGAAGATATTTTGCTATCTGATAATGTTACAGGTCTATTTGATTTGGGTATTATACCTGCCGATTTTACTCGGCAGATTACGTTGCCAGGTACCAAAAAGAACAATGCTTTCTTTGAGCATGTGTATGATATTAGTGTATATAATCCTGATACATTTGCTACTAACGTAAAAGTTCAAGCTTTTTTAGATTTTGGTGGATTATATCTTTCACAAGGATATCTACAATTAAACAAAGTAAACATATTTGCGAATAAGTTTATTGATTCATACGAAGTAACAGTCTATGGAGCGGTATCTTCTTTTGCTAGAGAAATTAATAGAAACTTTCTTAATGATTTAGATACTCTTTCAGTATATAATCACACATCATCGTTTACTAACATATCATCTTCTTGGAATGGTGGATTATTTTCAGGTTCTATTGTATATCCTTTAGCAGAATATGGGCAAAGATTAGAATTTACGAAGGGGGCTCTTAGTCAGTTTGGTGTTGATGATATAGCTGGTGCTCTTTCTGTGCAGGATTTTAAACCTGCTATTAAAGCTAAATTAGTTTTTGATGCAATATTTGAAGAAGCTGGATACACTTATTCAAGTTCTTTTTTAGAACCATACAAATCTTCACCTACCGTATTTAACGTAACTAATAATGGTTCAGGAAATTATGTAATAAATGGAGTATCAAATCCAACATTAGAATTAGTAAGGGGGCAAACTTATACATTTAATGTAAGTGCGAGTGGTCATCCATTCTGGATTAAAACTACTCAAACCACTGGTACGGCAAATCAATATAATGATGGTGTAACTAATAATGGAACTGATAATGGAACAATAACGTTTACAGTACCTCAAAATGTACCTGTACCACTTTACTATAATTGTCAATATCATTCATCAATGGCGGGTACACTTAATATAGTAAAATCTGTTATAGATGATGTTTATTTATTATGTAATAGGCAATTGAAATATCCTGTATATGATAATGTTAATTTAGAAACATTTGGCGTTGTTAGAGTTGGAGCTATTACTGGTAGTGGTATGACAGATGTCCTATTACCTGCTGATACGTTTGTTACTCTACCTTGGTATAATAAATTGGAAGACCCACAAAACTTTTATAATAATGGTGCATATAAAGTAGAAGTATCAAGCTCTCTTAGAGGAGTATTAAACTTAAATGTTAATGTAAGTTGTTCAGTAAATAATATGCCTGGTACTTTTTCAGCAAATGGAACTTGGCAACTTCGTTTGATAGAGACTGGTAGTGGTACACAATATTCTTTAAATGCAATACAATCGTATATACAATTTTTTGATGAATTGCAACAAAGTAGAAGTGGTGGTATTAATACAACATATCAATTACAAAGTGAATTTACAACTGCACAATTACCAATAGGAAATTATTATTTCCAAATCAAACAAAGACCGAATGTATCTACTGGTACATTACCAACTGTAACGATGGACCCTGGTGGTACAACTAAATCATTTTTAAATGTAACAAAAGTAAATCAGGCAGCTGATGGTAGGGTTATGAATATACCTCTTAATATGCCATTTGGTACTAATGGCATAAAGCAGATAGATTTTCTGACATCAATACAAAAGAAATTTAATTTAGTAATATATCCATCTAAAACACAAATCAATGAATTTATTGTTGAACCTTTTAATCAATGGTACAATAAAGGTAGAAGATGGGATTTTAATCAATATGCAAATCTAAATGATAGAATAGAAGTAATACCTGCTAATAATCTAGCAGTAAACGAATTAAACTTTACTGATACATTAGATAACGATTATATTTCACAACAATTTAGTAAAGCAGCAAATAGAGAATTTGGTAAATCATATTTTACTGATACTGAAAACTTCTTTTCACAAGGAAAGTTTGAAGTAAAAACAGCAGTATCATCAACACAACTATTACAGGTAGCTGGGACTGGTGTATCAGGTTCAGTAGCAAATTTAAATCCTACACCAACATCATTCCAATGGTCAATGGGTTATCAAGGATATAGTGATAGTAATGATGCATGTAGTAATACATACTATTATCCTATACAAGTTTATACAGCTGAGCAATCACCATATACTATTTCTTATTTTTATGAAGATTCATTATTGACAATACCATTTAATGGTGGTAACCAATATTGGAAATTTTACTCACCTTCATTTGGTGCTAGTTACTATGTTGCAGAAATAGGAACTGCTGGATATAACTACTATACAACAAATTGTTAAAATACTATGGCACAAATTATACCATTATACATACCAACTTATATCTCTGACCAGAATTACAATCCTGTTAGAGTACAACCAAGACTTTTATATTACAATAACACAGTTCAATGTGAATCTTATTATATAAGAGATGCAGCCGATGTAACTAATGAAATAAGTGTATTCCCTTACTTTGATAATTACTCTGTTGTATCAGGTTCGCAGTTTCCTACGGTAGATTCTAAATCCCTACTATTTTTTAATGAACAACCTGTATATGGTCTAGCACCATCATCATCTTTGTTTTCGGAGTATTGGAATCCTTATGTACAATTATTATATAACCCTAGAACTCGTTTGCTTAACATGTCAGCCGTTATACCATTAGCAGATTATATTGATATGGAACTCAATGATATCGTTGAATTTAGAGGAAATGATTACCATTTAAGGGCAATAAACAACTATAATTTAAGTACAGGTGAATGTGATATTCAATTGTTAGGACCAATATTAGAGGGTTCATTAAATATCCAATCTTAAATGTTATAATACTATGATAAAGAATATAATAGACCTTTTGGTAATTAAAGATTACTATGGTGTATCAGATAAAGTAGATTTCGCTAAAGGTAGTAGAAAGATTCCTTATACATGGAAACAAGTGAAACAATTAATAAAACGCATGTGGCATGGCAGATAATACAACAACATATAATGTAGTAGTTGAAACTGAAGTAACAGGAGGAGATGAAGTAAAACAATTGGGCGATGAAGCTGAAGGTGCCGGTGGTAAGTTTAAATCACTAAGAGGACAAATCAGAGAAACCACAGTTGGATTACAAAAACTTGCCGATGAAGGTAAACAAGGTACTGCTGAATTTGAAAAACTAAGAGCAAAATTAGATGAGTTAAACGATGCTCAAGAGAAAGTTGGTTTCCAAGCCGGTCAATTTGATGACCAGTTAGCATCATTACCTGGTCCTATTGGACAAGTGGGTGGAGCTATTAAAGGGTTTAACGAAGGATTGAATAAGTTTAGTTTAGGATTCAAATTAGCATTAGGAGCTATAGCTCTTATCATTGGTGCTATTGCAGCATTTAAAGAATCATTAAGTAGAACTGAAGAAGGTCAAAAGAAATTAAATAAGATAACCGAAGCATTTGAAAAGATAATGAACGGTCTATTTGCGGTAATTGAACCAATCGCAATGGTGGTAGCTGATTTCACTGTTAGTTTATTAGAGAACGAAACGGTAATGAAAGTATTATCCACCACAGTAGGTGTTCTTTCAGCAATTCTTACAACCTTATTTAAAGTTCAAGTTGAGATTTATAAATTTATAGTCAACAACTTTATCACAGCATTTAAAACTCTTGCTGATGTTGCTGCAGGAACAGGTAAGGTTATTAAAGGTGTATTCACATTTGATTTAGCCCTAATTAAAGAAGGTGCAACTCAAGCATCTGATGCAGTGGTTAATGGACTTAAAGGTATAAAAGATAATGTTGTTACCTTTGGAACTAATGTTGCAACTGCAGTAGTTGATGGTGTTACTCAAGGATTTAATGCAGGTTCTACCGCATTTAGTGCCGGTGCAAAGAGAATGACTGAAGCTGAAAAGAAAGCAGCAGAGGAGGCAGAAACTAAAAGAAAAGAAAGAGCTGAGAAAGCAAAACAAGCTGCAGAAAAACTTGCAGCAGAAGAAAAGAAACTTGCTGAACAAAGAGCAAAAGATATTGAAGCTGGTAATAAAGTTATTACCGAAGCTTACTTATCTGGCTTAGAGGATAGAGATAAAGAGATATTTAAAAGAGGTGAGAAGTTAAACGAAGATATTGTTACTTTAGAGAAAAAGAGAGAAGCTCAAATTGCTGATGTTCTTAAAAAGGCTGGAGTTAATATTAGTAAAGTTATTGATGAAACTACTGGTAAAATTAAATTTGAATTACCTGAAGTTAAAGCAGCACTTGCTAAAAGAGCAGATGATGTACAAACGATTGAAGATGATTTTAATAATGCAAGACTTACTACTCAAGAAGGATATAGACAAGATTTAGATAAAATCAATACTAAGTTTGACGAAGAAGAAGCTAAGAAAGCTGAAGAAAAGAAACAAAAAGCATTAGAAACTGCTAAATTGTTATTTGAAGAAGCTGAAAGAAGTAATCAAAATCGTACTGCACAATTAGAACAAAGATATAATAAAGAGATAGCATTAATCAATGAGAAAGAACAGATGATGCTATCGGTTGAAGGTTTATCTGAAGAACAAAGAAATCAAATCAGAGAAACTGCAGCTAATGATAGATTAGTACAACAAACTGCAAGATATGATGAATTAATTACTATTATTGATGAAAAAGAAAAGTTAGCATTATCTAATACCGAACTTACAGAATCACAAAAAACTAAAATAGTATTAGATGCACAAGCTGAAAGAGCAGCAGTTGAGAAGACAAGAATTGATGATGAGATATTAGGTATTGATAATGAGTTAGCACTACTATCAACAACGTTTGATAGAAGAAAAGAATTGATTGCACAGAAAGAATCTGAATTACTTACACAAGAAGGTTTAACTGAAAATCAAAGAACTGCTATTAAGCAAGGAGCAGCTGATGAAAGAGCTGCAATTGATATGGCTGAATTGCAAGCAAGAGCAGATATGCAGAATGCTTACTTAGATTTAGCCGGTCAGTTTGGTTCGTTCTTAAAAGAGATTGCAGGTAAGAATAAGAAATTAGCAATCGCTGGTGTAATTGTAGAACAGGCAGCAGCAATTGGTAAGATTGTAGTTAATACAGGTATTGCAAACGCTAAAGCACTTGCAGCAACTCCATTAACATTTGGACAACCATTTATTGCAATCAATACAATATCAGCAGCATTGAGTATCGCATCTTCAGTAGCGGCAGGTATAAAAGCAATTCAACAAATCAATTCAGCAGATAGTGGAACTGCACCAACATCCGGTGGTTCATTACCAAGATCGTCTGGAGGTGGAGGAGCTTCAGTAGCACCTGTACCACCAACATTGGAAAGAGCGGCAGTACCACAAATAACTGGTACGCAAGGACAGGCTTCACCTGGTTCACAAATTGCACAAACAATCGGAGCGGCATCTAACAAACCAGTAAAAGCTTATGTAGTAAGTGGTGATGTAACCTCACAACAGGCTTTAGATAGAAGAACAACGAGAGCAGCTACCTTTAGTGGTGGAACAAATGGATAATAAATTGTTAAAGTATTATGATATACGAATTAGTAATAGAAGATGAGAATATAGATGAAGTTTTTGCCATATCATTGGTAGAAGAACCAGCTATTGAATCTAACTTTGTATTCTTTGATAAAGAGAAGGTACAATTTGCAGCATTAAGTGATGAGAAACGTTTAGTAATGGGACCTATCCTAATACCTGATAAACAAATATTAAGGGTAGATGGTGAAGGTAAACCATACCATGTGTTCTTCAAACCTGAAACAATTAAGAAGTTATCGGAAATGTACTTAAAAAAGAAGTACACAGATAAATCAACATTAGAGCATGATAAGAAACTTAATGGAGTTACTCTTGTGGAATCGTGGATTAAAGAAAGTGTTACCAAAGATAAATCAGCTTTGTATAATCTTAATGTTCCGGTTGGTACTTGGATGGGAACGTTTAAGATTGATAATGATGAGATTTGGAATGATTATGTAAAGACCGGTGAAGTAAAAGGATTCAGTATAGAGGGTTTATTTGGGCATAATTTGGTATCTGCTGCATTAGTGGATGAATCATACCTAACTAAAGAGATAATCGATTTAAACGAACAAGAAGCGGTACTGGTACTAAATAAGATTAAAGCATTGTTTGAATCTTATTCTGATTATGGTGAAGGTATTCGTAACAATGCCAAAAGAGGTATTGAGTTAAACGAAAAGAATGGTAATAAATGTGCAACACAAACCGGTAAGGTTCGTGCACAACAATTAGCCAACGGAGAACCTATATCATTAGAAACACTTCAGAGAATGTATTCTTTCTTAAGCAGAGCAGAAACATATTATGATGAAACTGATATGAATGCATGTGGTACTATATCATTCCTATTGTGGGGTGGTAAAGCAGCCCTTTCATATAGTAGAAATAAATTAAGAGAATTAGGTGAAATAGATTTAAAAGAAGGTGTACCACATTATACAGCTGATGGTAAATTATACGAAGGACCTACTCATAAAGATGCAGCTGGTAAATTAATGACTGGTGAGGAACATACTGAAGATAGTAAATTTTTATATCATAGAGAAGCATTTGCTGAAGTAGGACCTAGAGGTGGTATAAGAGAATCTCCTAAAGCACCAAAGAGTTCAACACCAAACCCTAACCCTAAAGGTGAAGGTACTGCTAAAGGTAAAGCAAGTGGTAAGAGAGGAGCTGAAGTAAGTGCTAAAGATGAAGAAACTTTAAAGAATAAAGTAAAAGATTTTAACGAAAGAGAAAGTAATACTAAGAATGGTAATGCAACATTAGGAGCATTAAAATCAGTATTTCAAAGAGGATTAGGAGCTTATACAGGTGGACATTCACCAAACGTAACATCTGCTTCACAATGGGCATTTGCAAGAGTAAACGCGTTTCTTTACTTATTAAAGAATGGTAGACCTCAAAATCCAAAGTATGTAAACGATAATGATTTACTACCTAAAGGACATCCAAAGGCAAGTGAAAAAATGGAAGCACAACCATCAGTATCATCAACATATCCTGGCGAAATAGCTAGTGGTAGTATAGCACCTGCATTATTAAGTTAATATGGAATCAAATAAAGTACATAGTAAGATATTAAAGTTTGCGATAGATGAAATTACATTTACGCAATTCTACGCATTCCTAATGGAGAGTACTCCATCAAATCCTATATTTGTTAAATCAGGTAAAGTAGATGGTGGTACATTCGCAAGAGATGTAAATTGGGGACCATTCTTAAATGGTATCGCTAGAGGTGCTATATACGATTACGAAGCAAAAGATTATATGGTAGTACAATCACAAGACAATGGTGGTGATTGGAGAACGATAGATTTGGCAAATGTGACAGAGTGTAGATTCGAAGGTAAGAGATACCGAGTTAGATAATAGTACTAATATACTCTCTAAGTACAGGTTCAGTAACACCAAACTCTTTAGCTAGTTTTGTTATACCTAACATTACCGTATTCTTTTTGTACTTTTCTTTTATAATCATTTTTTCCTCTTTTGTTAATGCATTCTTTTCTATAAAATTAAGGGAAGTATTCCCACTCATCCATTGTTTTCTGAATAGATTAAATTGAGCGGTTAGATTATTCATTAGTTTGGTAATAAAATGTCGTGTTGGCATTCCTTTTACCGCAGCCATTTCATTTACCATTTTTCTACGATTTAATTCACCAAAGGTTTCAAAGTTATTTAATAAATTAATTAGGTAAGTACCAACAAGTCTATACTTTACTTTTGGTATAATCTTTTCAATATTCAATTCCAAATACATTGTGAATGCTTCTAATAATAATTTAGATTCATTAGCTACCTCATCCCTAGCATCCGTATTGGGTGTATCAAAAGCGACAGTCATACAACTTATAGGAGTATATCTCTTAAAGTATTTGTAGTTTCTATTATTGTGTATCATATAATAAAACTTAGCCATAACAGTAAAGTAAGAGAATGATTTAGTTCCCTTTCCACATTCAAACATGTGCATCTTTTCTACAATATGTGCAACACAATCCATCTGCATATCAATACTATCAGTATCGTGATAAGATACCTTTAGTTTATTATGCCAAACTTCTGCGATTTTACAAAGTGCTGGATAGATTATTCGGAAAGAAGTTTCTCTTTCTCTTTGGTTATCAGAGTTAAGGTAAACGCATACAGCGTTTTCAACATCTTCGTTAAAATAATTCTTATTTGGGTCTTTCTTTCTTGGCATTATAACTTTTGTTTTAATATTTAACAACTTGAGATTGTTATATTATTATAACACAAAGATACGAAATATTATCCATAAAACCAAATTATATGCCAGTTGATAAACCAAAAGCAGGAGAAACTAAAGATGAATATCTAGCTTATTGCATACCAGCAGAAATCAATGATGGGTACGAACAAGCACAAGCAGTAGCTATTTGCATTTCTACATACGATAGAGATAAGATGAAGAAGATTAAATCAACTGATAAGAAGGTGATGGCAAGAATTAACTTTGATGCAAGATTTGCAGGAATTAATTTAGCACCTGAAGGAGAAGAAGGACCGTGTTGGGTTGGATATGAACAAATTGGAACTAAGACCTTAGATGGTAGAGAAGTACCAAATTGTGTACCTGTAAAAGATTAACTATGGAATACGAACAATTTATTAGAGATGAATTCAATATCCTACAAAGCGCGGGTAAAGAAAAAACAAACCTATTTCTAAACGAAGTAGAAGATTATATTAAGGATGTAGAACAACCTGATTTACTTGAGAATAGAATAAAGGATATTCTTAAACAAGTGCGTACAGATAAGAAGTTATCCTACACACAATACAAAGAGATATTTCCTTTTATAGTATCAGCTAGAAAATTG